CCAGCTCCAACGCCTGTTGATTTTAAAGAATCTGATTTCAGTGACACGTTAGGGAAAGCTCTTATTCCATTCCTTTCTGAAAGAAGCTGTTTCCCAAGCATGCTCGGCCCCAGGATGAAGATTGTTATTATTAAAACAGCCAGCGCCATTGACGACATCCTCAATCCAAAAAAAGAGGAACCAAGAATCGATCCCTCGCTGGCTATACTTGGCGGCGTGGCGGCGTTGTATGCCGGGATGAAGTTGAAGGCCATGGGTTACGGTCCGCAGCAATTGGCGGCAACTTTTATGGATAAGCCCTGGCTTCAGACTCTTATCGGCGGAAGCGTTATGTGGAAGATCTACGACCAGATCAATAAAAGCAAGTCCGATCCGTCAATTATGATTCCGGCAAGGGATTACGCCAACACTCTTCCAAACACAAATCTGTCCGGTCATATCATAAAACAAGCTGCGATATCTCCTTTAGGGACAGCTATTGGAACCGGTTTGCTTAGTAGTGCAATCGTCCTTCCGGCGGCTTATGCGGCTAATGCGTGGAATCAGAAGTCATTATATACAAAAGGGAAAAGTGCTTTTCCCGGGGCTGGGACAAACCCAAAAACAGCAGCTGGTCTGGCTGGAGCTGGTGCTTTGGGTGGTTCTTTGCTTGCAAGTAAATTAAGCAAGACTATCCCTAAAGTTGTTCGTTAATAAATATTTCTTGAAATCGATCTTGCAACAATCTATAATTATATCGTGGTGTTAAGAAGCAAGAATAATTGCTTTTGAATTTAATGTTAAGTTATATTAACCATATCGGTTAAATTTTCCAAAATCAAATTGGAGGTTTTCAATGGAAAAACGTTCAAGTAGTTTCGAAGATCACCTGAGCATTGTTGAGAGCGGCCATTCAAAGACGGCCTCCAAGGTGCTTGGGAAGAATGACAACTCGCTTCTCCAGAAACTCGCTGCCGAACTCGGCATGGAGCCGGAAGGCAAGAAGCCCGAGGAAGCTACCGCGGGCAAAGCGCACGAAGCAGCTGAAATGGCTGCCGAGAAGTCGGCTCCGTCACACCAGGGCGAACGCGAGCTCGCAGGTGAAAACGTTGCTGAGGCGTCGACCGAAGTTGCTGCCGCCACCGATGGCGTAGCAGTACCGCAGATTATCGCCGCTGGTGGCGATCCCGCACGTGCCGCCGCTGGCATGATGCCTCACATCGTTGCCCCCATCGGTGAACAGCCGGTGATCGCAACAGGTGAAGGTACAGCGACTGATGCGAATCAGCTCCACAAAACTCCCGAGTCAGTTGCTGCCGGTAGCCGTGGTGTTGGTGGTGCGCAGGCCGGTAAGCTCGAGAGTGCCGCATCGGCAACTCCGGGTCTTAACGAGGAAAAAGAAGCCGAGAAAATCGGTGCTCTCATCGCGAAGTCCTTTCAGGCCACGCTGGAAAAGCAGGCGTCGGATCAGGAATACGCCGAGTGTCTTTCTTTCTTGAAAGAAGCCGGTCTTCTCTCCGGTTACAACATCAAGGACGAAGGTATTGCGAAGACAGCGTCATTCAAAGAGGGTGCTCTCGAGAAGATCGCCAACAAGCAGGCTCTTACTCGCGAAGACATCGTGAACGCCGCCTACGAATACAGCGAGATGCAGAAAAGCGCAGCCGATGCTGAAGAGCAGGGTCGCCGGGATGCACACGCGGTAGTCGAGTTCGTCGAAGCGATCAAGGGTGAGAACCAGGATCAGGAAAAAATCGCCGCCCTCATGAGTGATGAAGGCGTCGTGAATGCGGTCAAGGTTCTGAAGGCTAAAAACCTCCTGTAATCTAAGAGGGACCAATGGTCTTCAAAGAGACTAATATCGGCCGCCTAATCCTCGATAATATTTCGATGGAAAAGGCGGCCTCTAAAAAAAGCAATTTTGATCCTGCAGACGCTGGCAAAATTGCCGATGGCCTGGCAAAAGTAGCATCCTATTCATATAATGAAAAGGTCTACGAGTCAGTCCAGCATATGATGAAGATAGCGTCTGATTGTTTATACAGCCTTAAGTCCGCTTATGACGAGACCATGGAAAAAACGGCGGTGCTGGAAAAAGCTGCCGAAGTTCAATGTATCGTTGAGGACATGGCTTTGAAAGGGTTGGTTGAAGAGCATGATGTGCATGAAAAAATTGCGCAACTCATGAATAAAACTCCTCACCAGCTTGAAGTTATCAAAGAGGCCATGGACATGACAAGCGGTGGAAAGAGCTCGAATATCTTTTCAAGCGAGGACAACTCCTCATCCTCGAAAGGCATGACAAAAAGAGGAATGTTCGATTCACTTCTTGCATAGGAGCTTATCATGTTGGAAATTCTTACCCCGCTTACCAAGGTTGAACGCGTCTCTCGCCAGATCGACCCGTCGACCTTTGTTGCAGAGCCCGGTATCTGGGCACAGGTCCAGTCCGATGGTTCGATCATCGACGTTGCTGAAGGTGTCAATGCCAAGATCAATAAACTGGTCATCGGCAGCGCATCACAGAACCCGTATGAATCGCATGACATTGAAGTCGGTCGCATCACCACGATGGAAAGCTTTGGCGTCCGTTGCAAAGTCGACACCGTTGGGTACTCTGGCGTCATCGCCGATGGCGATTTCCTGGTTGTTTCAAGCGCAGCCTCAACTCTAGGTGTGCTGATGTCGACCGCCGCGGTGGCCGCTGGTACATATGAGATCGTTGCTCGGGCAGAGGAAGTCAACACCGTTGCGGGCTACATCGTGTTCCGCACCGTGTCTCCGACCATGATTACGATCTAAGTTTCAGAAAAGTAAAGGCCTGGGGTGAGCCTAAATCACCCCAAAATTTTCTCTGTAGTCTATTGGTCTAATTCAACTTAACAAGGAGTTACCATGCTTCGCGATCTTTCAGCAGTCCAGTTTAACGAGGCGTTCCTCGAGAAGATTGCGACCATCGAAGGTCAAGCGCAGCTCACCGAAGCCGGCCGGCAGTATGTCAAGGTCGAGCTTATGGAAGCGGCGTTCTCCCGGGCGATCATCCCCCAGGAGCCGATTACGACCTCTGATTGTCAGCGCAACGTGAACGACAACTCGCTCTATGTTATCCGTGACATCGAACCGCAGGCGTTTGCGGTCGGTGTGGACAACCTGGGTGAGCCGAATGGAAGTTACGTCAAGGGCGAAAGATACATCATCCCCGTGATCAACTTCTCAACCAACCGGTTTCAGATCACCGTCGAGGATCTGCGTGCCTATCAGTACAAAATCACCAAGCGTATCGAGGACAAGTCGGTCCCCGTGCTTGAGAAGCTCGAAGACAAGTTCTTCCTGCGTCTCGTCGGTGCAGCGGTCAACGTTGCAGCGGATGGTGCCAAGAAACTGATCAAGTACGATGCAGCTGACACTGCGCTCTCGATTTCGACCCGCGACATGATCAATATCAAGAATACCCTCGCATCGGGTATCAATGGTAGCGATCCGCTTCGCAAAGAAGTCGGTGTGGTTCTGATGTGTCAGGAAGCGTATGAAACCATCGTCGTTCTGCCGAGTGCCGGTGACGACTTCGGTAAAGACCGCGTTCTGAATGGTATCACTTCTGATACCCTCTTCGGCACCAAGGTCGTGCGCACAATCAAGAGCGACGTTCTCCCGATCGGTCACGTCTGGGCTTTCACGACCCCGGACTTCCTCGGCCACAACTTCTCACTGGGCGATCCGAACTTCGAAATCAAGTCGAACTTCGGCCTCATTGAGTGGCAAACCAAGGAATCGATCGCCATGGGTATCGGCAACGCACTGTCGACCGCACTTCTGACCCTCAGGGGTTCGGTCAATCCTGGTGGCTCGACCAACCTGGAAGTTTCGACCAGCGGTTATGCAGTTGCCAACATCACCAACTACTACAAGAGCCTCACGATCTAAATGTAGGGTAAGTGATGAAGAAATGAAAAGGCCTGGCCCCACTGGGCTAGGCCTTTTTAATAACAGCAAGGTTTCTTTTTCTGAAGGAGGATCAGGTGGCACTTTACAAAAACATCAGTCAGAAAGCAGAATACATCTGCTCGCACATGTTGAAGACCCTGGTACAGCCCGGGGCTATGATCGAAATTTCTTCAAGAGATCTCCTGCACTGTGGTGGTGCTATGAGGAACTTCGAATCTGTTGTTAAGGCTAAGGCTGTTGCTGACCAGAAAATGTCTCGGATTAAAAATCGAACCGTTGCAAAAACTACCACACCTGTGGATGCGAAGAAAGTAGTTTCAATAGTGCCCCCGGTTGTGGCACCAGCACCGGTTGTTACGCCGGCTCCGGCGGCCCCAGTGGCTCCTGTTGCTCCGGTTGAACCAGCGGTAGAGACCACGGCTGCTCCGGCAGATAGTAAGGTTTCATCGAATTCTGTGGATCCCTCAATAAAGTAAGAGGTTGATTATGGCACTAAGCGAAGCAGAATACATAACCTCACTTCAGACGTTTATTAAGGATCACGACTTCCTCAATAGGCTGTTGAAGTTTACGTTTGAGAACACGGATGATGAATGCAGTTTGTATGTTAACATGGCTTTGAGTTTTGGCAATTCTATTCCGCCAATGATTGGAAGCTTCACTTTTGCAAATTTTCCGACACCGAATTTTATAATCCATCAAGCAACGATTGAATGTTTGCTGTCTAATGGAATTGTCAACTCGAGAAATGAGTTGACATATAATAATGGTGGAATAACGGTGAAGATTCCGGATGGTGGAAAGTATCTTCAACATTTACAAATGCTATATCGCTCGGTGGATCTTGAGATCTCGATGTTGAAGAATATTAAGATCGCGATTAACATACAAAACGGTTTTGGTGGCTGCTCAAGTCCTTATTCGTATTTACATGGGAGAAGTGCCGTGCTAAACCCCAATTCCATTCTGTCAGGATGACAAAGGAGAATTTACTAATGAAAATTTGTTGTACTTGTAAATTGGAAAAAAATGAAAATGAATTTTGGAAAGATAAAAAATCAGAAGATGGATTGTGCAACTATTGCATTCAATGTTATAGAGATAAGCATGGTAGTAAGACAAGAAAATTTTTAACTGAAGATGAAAGAAAAACGGCAAAACTGATATCTAGTAATCGTTGGAGAGATGAGAATAGAGATAGGGTAAATTATCTTACACGGAAAAGAAGGCTTAAAAAT